ATAACAGCTCCAGTACGGCGAGCATTTCGGGCGCGGCCTCGAGCATGTATTCGTATTCAAGTGACATTGGTTCTGGTAGTGGTTTCATCTAATGTGCCCCTATGGTTATGGTATCAGCGGCCTATCATTATTGCAACAGTCAGGTGCCAGGCCGATGTACCAGTTATAATGCAAGCTTCATTCCCGATTATTCAAAACCAAGAAAAACAAGTGTAATCAATTGATTTTAAAAGGCAATTACGATTCCACCAGGCATTCGGTCGCGCGGATTTTCGCGATAATGTGACGGTATTGGTCACAATGTGACGGCGCTGGCCGGCATGTAAACAGCGGAGCGTTGCAGTCCCGCTGTTGTTCCTCTATAGTGTGTATCAATTACACCTATATAGACAGACAGAATGAAACCCACTCGCAAACAGATATCCGATGCGCTTGATACCATGCCCGTTTCGCACATTCTCGGAAAAGGCTCGAAGGAATTAACAGGCAAACAACGGCGATTTGCTCTGGAAGTGGCCAAAGGATCCACCAAGGCCGGCGCCTATCGTTCGGTGTATTCAGCTACAGCTAAACCCAAAACGGCGGGCGATGCCGGCTCGAGGCTTTCGGGTAACCCCAGAATCGTTCAGGAGGTGGAGGCTTACCGGCTAGCGCTACAGGCTGCGGAGTACCGATCTCCAGCGGCCGTGAGGGCATTGGTCATCCAATCGCTGGTTCAAGTAGTAATCGATCCGGAGTCTAAAGCTTCAGTACGGGTCGCAGCTGCCAAGGTGCTCGGAACAGTAACCGAAGTGGCCGCGTTCACCGAACGCAAACAGGTGACGCGCATCGATGCGTCATCAACCGCTCGGCAAGCTTTGCTCGAACACCTGAGCGGTCTAATGTCGGAGCGTATCATCGATCCAGCTGCCAGTATTGACAATGGCGCAGCTGATGCCGATGCTCTTCTGGCCGAATTGGTGGATATGGGAGAAAATGAGGCGGGCGAACCCCACCCCGCCCCCACCCCCCAGCCTGGAGTTCCGGGGTACCAGCCTCCCATACATAGTACTCCACACGAACAATCTGAAAATTTTACCGATTTAGACACCCCCCCCTTACAAAATTCAGCAAAAAGTTGAAAAAATTTCTATAAAAATTAATAGCTTAGGGGCTATCTGTAAACGTTGCCAGATAGAATGATAAGAATGATTCTCATATGAAGCATACATTAACGCATGAAGAGAGCATGGGGAGGATTGTGAGTCCTATACAAAGAGAGGTATTTTTGATTGTGGATGAGTGGTGGAAGAAGTATGGATTTAGTCCGTCTATACGGGATATTGCGTATGTGAGGGGGAAGAGTGGGTTGGGTAATACGCAGAAGATTGTGGAGAGGTTGGTGAATATTGGGGTATTGAAGAGGAAGAAGGGGCAGGGTAGGACAATAAGACCTGTGTACATTAACTTTCGGAATTTAGAATGAATTTAAAAGAGTTAATTGATAACTTGCCTGAGGATGAGTATGCAAAGTTACTGTCGCAGGTAGATGACTATAAGACTGCCAAACAGAGGGAGAAGGCACAGCTGTCGTTTATGGAGTATGTGAAACTGATGTGGCCAGGCTTTATACACGGGCGGCATCATACTTTGATGGCTAAAAAGTTTGAGGATGTGGCTAGCGGGAAGATTAAGCGGTTAATTATTAATATGGCTCCACGGCATACTAAGAGTGAGTTTGCTTCTTATCTGCTGCCCAGCTGGTTTTTAGGGAAATTCCCTGATAAGAAGGTTATACAAACGTCCAATACAAGTGAGTTAGCAACTGGATTTGGTAGGAAGGTACGAAACTTAGTGGGGTCTGAGCAGTATTCAAAGGTGTTTCCTGATGTAAGTTTGAGACAGGATTCTAAGTCTGCGGGTAGGTGGGCTACTAATCATGAGGGGGAGTACTTTGCTATTGGGGTAGGGGGTACTGTTACGGGTAAGGGCGCGGACTTGTTAATTATTGACGATCCGCATAGTGAGCAGGAGGCTAAGTTAGCGGCTGGGAACCCTGCTGTGTTTGATGATGTGTATGAGTGGTATACGTCTGGGCCTAGGCAGCGTCTTCAGCCTGGTGGATCTATAGTAATAGTGATGACGCGGTGGGCTGATAGGGATTTGACTGGTCGGGTTTTGCAGGATGCGCGAAATCGGGACAAGATGGATGAGTGGGATGTCATTGAACTACCCGCAATCATGCCCTCGGGAAAGCTTCTATGGCCAGAGTTCTGGTCTAAAGAGGAGATCTACGCCCTAAAGGATGAGTTACCTGTATCCAAGTGGAATGCCCAGTATCAACAGAATCCTACTGGCGAAGAGGGGGCTATTGTTAAACGGGAGTGGTGGAAGATGTGGGAGCACGAAGATCCGCCTAATTGCCAGTTTGTCATCCAGAGTTGGGATACCGCCTTTACCAAGGGAGAAAGGAGCGACTATTCAGCCTGTACGACTTGGGGGGTGTTTTATCTAAATGAAGACCCTCAAAAACCGCAAGTGATTCTTTTGGATGCCTTTAAGAAAAGGATGGAGTTTCCAGAATTAAAGGAAGTGGCATACAATCATTACAATGAATGGAAGCCCGATGCCTGCGTTATTGAGGCTAAAGCTGCGGGAAGTCCGTTGATCTTTGAATTGCGGCATATGGGAATTATTGTCCAAGAGTACACGCCGGTCCGGGGTAATGACAAATTTGTGCGGTTGAATTCTGTTTCTGATCTGTTTAGTTCTGGAATTGTGTGGGCACCTAGGACAAGATTTGCAGAAGAGGTAATGGAAGAGATGGCGGCATTCCCAAACGCGCCGCACGATGACTTGGTAGACTCCAGCACTCAGGCTTTAATTAGATTTAGGAAGGGTGGGTTTTTGAGACTTGATAGCGATGAGGCGGAAGAGGTAAAGAAATTCCGTTATCGGAAAACCTATTACTAAAGGGTAGTTATGCCTAAATACATGGGTGCTCATAATTTTTTATCCAAGACGCAATATGCTGATCAAGTTGATCCAGCAGATGTCATGGAGATATTTCGCGCTGACCCTACTGGAAAGTTTGGCGGCAAAGATCGCATGGAAACTTTGCCAACTAGGATTAGTCGTTCTGATCTTTACGGCATAGCTTCTATTCTTAATAGCGCAGAAAAAGTTGGAATGCCAAAGATCTCATCCCAAGAACTTGCTAACAGAGTTTTACTTGAAGGACGGGGAGATGCCGGCGGTTCTGCGTTTGATAGAAACAAGAAAAAATACCGCGACATCGACGCCGCTTTGGGTGGGTTTAATGCAAAAGAACAAACTAACTTTTCTACTGGTCCAGGATTTGCAGCTACCTATGCAGACAAAGTAGATGTTTCAAACCGTCTTGGCATTCCTTTGGACAAAGCATGGATAGGGACTGGGAAAGTTACCCCAACTTACGGCGGGAATGAGTATGCACAACGAGGAGAGGCGCATAGATATGCTGCTGCCCATCCTAAAAATGCTTCATTAGTTGATTACATTGAACGGGCGCGAAGTGGCAAATTAACACCACAAGAAATAGCAATGGCAGAAATACAAGATAAAGAAGCAAGGGGATTGCACACTAATAAGATTACGGATCCAGTTAAGTTACAACAACATGTTTTGGCTCAATTGAAAAATAACCCTAACGCTTATAAAGCGGTTAGTGAATTAAACCCTCAAGCCCTACAGCATTCATTGCATAACTTTTATCGCAAGGAAACAGGCATCCCAGAAAAACCATGGGGTTCTTACTACATAGAAAATAAAGATGTCAACATCTTTGATTTAAAAAACGAAGCTGATTTGCAAAAAGCATATCGAAGAGCATCAATGGATGAGCGTGGGGCAACTTCTGTTGTAGCAGGAATTCCTGCTGTTACCAGCGCATTTAGATCTATAACGGGATTGCCCGAACCAGAAGCCGCTCCTGACCCTGGAAACTATGGGATGCCTATGGCAACTGGCGGCTCTGTAAAAATGCCAGATAATTATTCTGTCGGCAGTTGGAAGTTAATTTAAGGATAGCGTATGGCAAATGAAACAGAAGCCTACTACGGAAATCCAAGCATTACCCGTCAAGGTGCAAATATTAGAGCACGCGAGAAGGTTGATATATCGCCTGAAGTGGGTGAAATGATAGCTGGCTTTCACCCTGTGCTTGGCCCTGCTTTGTCTGCTAAAGATTTTGAAGTTGCTAGGCGTGAGGGTGATATGGCGGGGATGGGATTAGCTGGATTGGGGATGGTGCCTATGATTGGCGGCGCAGTGAAACCAATATCCAAAATACTTAAAGCCGCCCCGTCTGGGGCAGACGTTATAAATACATTTAAGACTAGTCGTGGTTCTGCATACGCACATCATTCAGACGCTACCACCACAAGAAATCGTTCTGGTGATATGCATAGAGATTCCACAGAAGGAATGCAACCTAGATCCGGAAAGACTATTTTTGTAGACCCTAAAGATGCAAATACAGTCGGTGGTCTTTTTCAAAATACAGATATGGCTACCAAAGTAGTCCCTAAATTTGACAGTAGTGGCGTTCCTACCGGCAAAGCCGCGCTTACACTTACTGAAGATTATGGCCCACGCAAAACTGGAACTGTATTGCATGAGTTTCAATACAAAACAAATCCAGAGGTTGGCCTTAACCCAGTAGAGATTTATAGGAGCGAAAGCCCTATGGGTAATGCTGGGACAGGGATACATTTTGGCAATCAAATTACAGAAGTCACTCCGCAAGTTGTTGCTAAAAAAGCTGGCGGGTCGATTCAAATGCCCCGTGAATACAGCCAAGGTAATTGGAAGTTAATTTAAGGACAAAACAATGGCAACGAATATGGACAAAGGTTTATACCAAGCCCCACAGGGATTAGAAGCCTTGGCTTCGCTGGAGACTGACATTGAAATTGAAATTGAGAATCCAGAATCCGTAAAGATTAACGGCATGGAACTAGTTCCGCATGAAGAAGAGGATTTTTCGGGAAACCTTGCAGAAGAAATGAATGACAGCGACCTTGCTTCATTGGCCGGCGAACTTTTGGGGGAGTATGAGTCGGATGTATCCTCAAGAAGGGAGTGGTTAGACACCTATCTAAAGGGTCTAAAGCTTCTAGGATTGAAATACGAGGAAAGAACTGAGCCTTGGCCAGGTGCTTGCGGTGTATTTCACCCATTGTTGATGGAAAGTGCGGTTAAATTCCAGTCGGAAACGATTATGGAAACATTTCCAGCAATGGGGCCGGTAAAAACCCTCATTATGGGCAAAGAAACGCCAGAAAAGAAAAAAGCATCAGTTCGCGTCCAAGATGACATGAACTTTATGCTTACAGAAGTGATGAAAGAGTACCGCCCAGAGCATGAGCGGATGCTTATCTCTATGTGTTTGTCTGGAAACGCCTTCAAAAAGATTTATTTTGATCCGTCGATTGATAGGCCAGCTGCA